CCGCCTGTTCTACCAGAAATTAGATATTTTGATGTGCCTGGTACTGACCAGCAGATACCGCTTCCTAGCAACGACATTCTTGTAACGGCTGGCACCACTGCCTTTGTTTCAGTTGCAGCTACTCTTACTGCGACTTCTTTATTTAAACAAATGGTAAAAATATTTAAGCCGATTATCAAAAAGTTATTGTCTCGGAAGACTAAAAATGGAGAAGCGGACTAATTTTTTTCATGATTTCTTTAGTGAGATAGTCAAGGCACTGGTTCTTGTATGGAGCGCTGGTGTTTTGACTGCTTCTTACATGGGAATGCTACAAAAAATGGATCCGACGTTCGTGGCAAGTCTTTTGTCAGGTACGTTGGCGTCGTATGGTATTTCTCGTATCGACAAAAACTCTAAACAGGATCCACCCAAATGAAAAAACTATTGTTTTTGTTGCTAATGCTGCCTTCTGCGGTAATGGCACAAACTGTTACCCCACAGTTTACCCAGGGGTCAATGCAAGCAACTACTACCACCACCCAAACCATTAACGAGACCATCGCTACTGAGGTGTACGGTGGTGCATATTCATCATGGTCTGGAACAAATGTAACCCCCAGCGCCAGCATCACAGATTCTTCCACCACTTGGTCCGTCACAACCCCTGGCGAACAGTTTCAACTGGAGACTGTGACAAGAGCGGCTGGAATTATCGAAACAATCGACGTGGATCGCACCATAGAAACCACTTCTACTACTACCTCATTGTCGGTCTTCTCGCAATAGGACCGGCAAGAGCAGAAGAACCCACCGTCAGTAACAATGCCTCGCCCATCGCGGCAGCAACTGGCAATGTTACCAATCAGGCGGTGCAATTTCAGAACAATGGAGCGCCTAGCAGGCAACAATTTAGCCCTGGCAACTCTTGTAATGGCTCGACAATGACATTTAGTCCGTTCTATATGGGCAATGATGTCTTACCAAATAGCTATACTCGTAATAATAATTATGGAGCACAGCTTAATTTTAGCGTTCCGCTTGACGGAGGCATGATTGAGCAGTGTAAAAAGATAGCAAAACGTCAAGAAGAGAAGCTTAGGCTTGATTATGAGCTTGTTAGAGCCCTTAAATGTACTGAAATTATGAAAGCAGGGTTTACTTTTCGACCTGGATCACGGGTTGAGGTACTTTGCCACGACATTGTACCCATTGTTTCACTTACCCCAGACCAAGAATCTGATTTATCGAACTAATGGCACATTCTCCTTATCACGACGGCGATTTCCCCGACATTTCCGCCTTTGCTTACGATGATTTTTCTGATGGGTACACTGATTCCCAAGGAATTGAACATCGTCGCCTTCTTTGGCAACACGCTTCCGGCGAAAGCACTTTTGAATTTTGCGGAGTCAGTCTTTATCCGGCTATTGTAGACCCAGGTACTCCGGCTAATGATCGCGACGCTTTTTATGGCACGGACATTGACGATCCTAATGGTCGTTGGGAACGGGCTGTAATTGAACTTACTGCTACTGAGCCCATTTGGGCCGCACGTCCCACCTAATCATGACTAGAGCCACCGAAGATCAGTTCAACGAACTTCACGGGCTCGTCACGACAGAACTGATTGCCCGTATTAAATCGGGTGTCGCTACGACCCAAGACATCAAGGCAGCCGCTGATTGGCTGTCTAAGAATAACATTACCGGTCTTCCAGTTTCTGGATCTCCGCTTGCTGAGCTATTTGCTACCTTGCCTGAGATCGAGCTGGAGGATGTAGAAAGTGTCATTCTCTAACGAAACAGTTCGTAACACCATTGCTGCTGCTGGGCTAGCTTTGTTTAGCTGGCACACATTGACTCTTCATGAGATTGCAAAGTCTGTGGAGGTTCTTCTTAAAACCAGCAGCAACACTGAGGTCCGCCTTGAGCGGCTTGAAAACGCAGTCTTCTTTAACAATGCGAAAAGGAACGAGTAAGTCTGCTAAATACTACGCACGCAACCGCACAGCTGCGGCTAAAAAAGCAGCCTATCAACGAAAACTAAATAAAAAACCGGCTGTCAAAAAGGCGTCTGAAGAACGCTGGACGGAACGCCGGAGACGCGGCATTGCTGGGAAGGGTGGCCCCGACCTTTCCCATACGAAAAAGGGGAAGCTGGTTCTCGAATCTAGAAGCCGGAACCGAGCACGAAACGGACACAATGGTAGGTCTACTAAAAAATGAGCTTAGTCCGTAACATTAACAAACGTAAAAAAACGAATACGTCCCGTTCTAAAAAGAACTCCACCATCAGCCCTTCAGACTATAAGGCTATGAAGCAGGGCTGGCCCAAGAAAAAGAAGAAGTAAACCACCGTAGAGGTATGCCTCTCAAAGACCCTTCTGCCTACCTTTTTCACCTTAAGGCCATGACTTCTTCTGATGCAAAACGGATGTGGCGAGCAGCAATTAAAGAGCACTGGGGTAACCAGTGTGTTTACTGCGGAGCTGACGACAACCTGACTTTAGATCACATCCATCCAAAAGCAAAAGGAGGTCACGACACAACTCATAACATGGTTTGTGCCTGCCTTTCGTGCAATCAAAGTAAAGGCTCTGCCCACTGGCTTAGCTGGTGGGTTGGTCAAGAATCATTTTCTCTTGACAATTTTTCCAAAGTCCTGTCTTGGACTACTGCTTAATTATTAACAGAAACAAAAATGGCTACTAATCCTGCTGGCGGAACCGCTTACGGTGACCTCGCCACTCTTCCTGCTTCTCAAAACGTTGGTGCTGCCTACCGTGGTGATACCACTGTGGCTACTCCTGACGCCTCCTATACCGTGGCGGCTCTTCTTGCCCTGATTAACGCCGCAGTCAATACTGCTGGTGCTGTTGATGCTGATGGCTTCGGTCTGGCTGAATCCGTTGAGGCTAGCTGATCATGGCGCCTCGTAAAGATCGGCGTACTACTGCGGCTAATCGCAGCCGTAACAAAGGCAAAGGTCAAAGCAAAGTTACTGGTAAAACGCCTACCAGTCGTGCCAACCGTCAAAAGGCTAGCAATGCCCGTGTGACCAAAAGTGGTCAAGGCAGCGGTCGTGGTGGCGGTGGTCGTGTGACCAACGCTTCTCAGCGTACCAGCACCGGTCGCGCTCGCGTTACTGGTACTAGCCGTCCCGCCCTGCCGCCCGGTAAGAAGGGCGGTGCTCTGGCTACCAAGCCCAAAACTTCTCGTATGGCTCAAGCCAAGGCTAAAGCTGCTGCGGCTGCTAAAGGTACGAAAGGTAAGAGCACAATCACTCCTCGGTTTAGGGGTCCAAGTCCTCGTCAAGTAGACGCAGCAGTTAAGCGTGCTACTAGCGCAGTTAAAAACGCCAGACGTCTTAACGTTGGACGGGGTGGTTTGGCAGCTTTGGCTTTGACGGTTGCTAATGCTATTCAAGATAAGATGCTTAGCCCCGCTGCGCTTAAGCGTAAGCGTGCCAATGAAATCCGACCTTTGACTAAGGCGGACATGCCTGGTCAAAGCAAAAACAAGCCCGGTCCAAACAAAGGGCCTAATCGGGTTCGTCCCAAGTCTCCTTACTATGGTCCCGGCGGATCTCCGAGTGGTTCTGGTTCGGGTCAAGCGCAACAACGGAAACCAAAAGGTGGCACTACTGGCGTGACCAGCCGTACCGGTGGTGGTGGTGGATCTACTACGACTCGTCGTGCGGCGGCAGCTCCTAAGCCTAAGGCAGCTCCTAAGCCCAAAATGGACCGCATGGTCGGCAAGTCCTCTGCCGAGCGCATGGCAGCCTGGGCTAAGGCTAACCGCAAGATGATTGAGAAGTCTGGTACTAAGGCTCAGAAAGCAATCCTTGCAAAAGCTCTTGGCAAGTCCGCAAAACCTGCTTCTAAAAAAGGTTCTACTTCTCCTAGCAGTGCTGTTAAAGCACCTAAGAAAGGTTCTCCTAAGCCTCAGGCATTTAAGTCTGTGTATGAGCGGACTAAAGCTAATCAGAAGAAACAGAAGAAGTAACCATGCCACAACGTAAAAAGTTCCCTGTTACTAGCTCCGCAACCCGGAGCAAGCGCTTAACTAAAAAACCTGTTACTACCAGCGCTCGCCGTGCTAACCGTCAAAAAGCAAGCACGGCAAAAATGACCAAAGGCGGCCAAGGTGTTCCTGGTTCAGCAAGGGTAACCACCGGTCGCGGTCGTAGCGGTCCCAAGCTTCCCAAGCTGCCCTCCAAAAGCCGCCGAACGGTTACTGGAACTGGCCGTAAGCCACGCCCAGCAATGCCTAAAGAGTCGGCGGCCCGTAAGGCGACCCGTCTTGCTAACCGCGCTGCTAAAGGTTATCGCGGTGCGGGCGGTAGCGCTCTGTCGAAAGTTGGCGGTGTGCTTGGTAAGGCAGCCACTCGCTTGGCTGTCCCTCTTGCCATGGCTAACGAAGTTCGTACAATGGCTAAGCGCCAAGAGCGCTACAACGCAGAAAAAGCGGCAATGAAACGCCGCAAGAAAAAGTAAACCCAATTTCCACATGAAAACCATTATCGCTTCCGCTCTGATCATCGGAGCTGCTTCCCCTGCCTTTGCTGGTCCCTACCTCAACGTAGAGGCTAACAGCGGCTTTACTGGCTCTGATTACTCGGGCACTTCCACTGACTTCCATATCGGTGCTGAAGAAACCTTTGACCAACTGAGTGTCTACATCCAAGGCGGTCCTACCCTCTTCTCACCTGATGGTGGCGAAGCTAAAACCAAGTTCACCGGCAAAGCTGGTGGCTCCGTGTCTGTGTCCCCTGCGCTTTCCGTTTACGGCGAGCTGAGCATGGTTGCAGACGCGGTTAACTCTTACGGGACTAAGGCTGGCTTGAAGTACTCCTTCTAAGCCATCTAGGAGGCTCTCTAGGGGGCCTCCACCCCGTTTTAGGTATATTCCCTTATGACGCAAAATACAGCCACCTTAGAGGCCCGTTTAGAGGCCAGTTTCCCTTTGTTTCTTTCTCTTGTATGGAAGTCGCTAGACCTGCCTCCTCCAACAAGAGCACAAATAGCTATTGCTAACTACCTCCAAAATGGACCAAAGCGTCTACAAATCCAAGCCTTCCGAGGACTCGGTAAAAGCTGGATCGCTGCTGCCTTCGTTCTGTGGACGCTATGGATCGACCGTGATAAGAAGATCCTTGTTATTTCTGCGTCTAAACAAAGAGCTGATGACTTTACTATCTTCTGTCAAAAATGTATTCTTGAGTTTGACTGGTTGGCTCATTTTCGCCCTGTGGACGACGACCAACGGTGGTCCAGGGTCTCGTTTGATGTCGCGGGTTGTAGACCGGCTCAGTCGCCGTCTGTTAAAAGTGTCGGTATCACCGGTCAAATCACTGGTAGCCGAGCCGACCTTATTGTGTTCGATGACGTTGAAGTTCCCGCTAACTCTGCTACCGACTTCATGCGTGAAAAGCTTTTGCAGTTGGTTACTGAGGGCGAATCCGTCCTTACCCCCAAAGAAGATAGTCGTATCGTGTTCCTTGGGACACCGCAAACCACCTTTACAATTTATCGTACACTCAGGGAACGTAACTACCGACCCTTTGTCTGGCCTGCTCGATACCCCAAAGACCTGACTGGATACGATGAAGTACTTGCGCCGCAACTTGTAAAAGATATTAAAAAAAGTGGACACGAAGCCCTTAAGTGGCGACCAACAGATACTCGCTTCTCTGAGATTAACCTGCTTGAACGTGAGACAAGTATGTCTCGCAGTAACTTCATGTTGCAGTTCATGCTGGATACGTCCCTATCGGACGCTCTTAAATTTCCTCTTAAGCTCAGCGACTTTTCAGTACTACCGCTTGACCTGGAGAAGGGTCCGTCAGACTTGGTTTGGGGCTCCGATCAGGACACTCAGCTTAACCTTCCTGCTGTCGCTCTCCCTGGCGATAGATGGCACCGGCCTAAGACTGTTTCGGAATTTGTCCCCTACGGGCAAACTATTGTTGCCGTGGATCCGTCGGGACGCGGAAAAGACGAAACCGTTGCCGTGATTATGAGTCAGCTTAACGGGTTCATATTTGTTCGTGACATCTTTGCTAATCAAGACGGTTACTCGGATTCTACTCTTTGTGAAATTCTTCGACGAGCAAAGAAATACAAAGCAACCCTCTGCCTGATCGAATCGAACTTCGGTGATGGTGCTGTCATGGAACTGATGAAGCGACACGCAGCCGAAATGAAGACACCGATCGACTTCGAAGAAATGCGTGCCACTACGCGAAAGGAAGACCGCATCATCGACACACTGGAACCGGTGCTTAACCAGCATAGGTTGGTGATTGATCAACGTCTGATTGAGTGGGACTATACCAGCAACCCAGACATGAGTCCAGAAGAACGACTGCCTCGGATGCTCATGTACCAGCTTACCAGAATGTGTCGTGAAAAGGGGGCTGTCAAACATGATGACCGAGTAGACGCCCTTGCTCTTGGGGTTAAGTACTTCCAAGACATCCTCGCAATCAGCGCTAAAGAGGCTGCTATCGCCCTTAAACGAGACGAATGGGTCAAGATGGTCAGGGCCTTTCAGAACCACCCTCAGGAGGCCACAGATCGCCTTGTGTTGGGTCAAAATTACGACAACCTTACCTCAGCTGAAAACGCAGTCCACCACTGGGTTTAACAGAAGTTGCCCTCTAAAACCGGAAGTGTGGTGCCTTCCGGTGTGGAACAGCGGTATTGGGGGGACCGAACATCCTCGTCCCCCCTCCGACCGTTTCACGTCGATTCCGATAAGCACCACAGTCTTTCATTGTCAACGCTTTGCGGCGAGACGTTTGAGCGGTTAGGGAAGACGGAATCGACAACCCCCAATGGGGGGACTATAGGGGGGTCTTTTTAAAAAAAGACAACCAATAAACCAAACGACACCAACTAGCTATGGTTAGTGAGGGGCGTTAGCCCCGAGCGTTAGTCTTTCGCTTCTTTGAAAAAGAATAAAAAGACCGACCATAACGTATACCTCTTGTTCTTCTTTTACTTCCTTTACCAATGACTACCTCTTGTCGTCTTGTTTCTATTAACCCAGACGCAGAAGAAATGATTGCTTACTGTGCAAGAGTAAGTAACCCACAAAACCAAGAGAACCACCAGACAGTGGAGAAGCTACTTGGGTATTGTATTAAACATGGTCATTGGTCCATCTTTGAGATGGCTAATATGGTCCTTGAGATTAACACCACACGCTCTATTAGCGCTCAAGTACTTCGTCATCGGTCTTTCTCCTTTCAGGAGTTCAGTCAACGCTATGCCCGTATGGACGAGCTAGGTGGTATTGATCTTCCTCACCTCAGAAGACAAGACACAAAGAACCGACAGAACTCAGTTGATGATCTAAGTCCAGAAAAAACCCAGTCCTTCTATCGACGCATAGCTCAACACTACGCAGAAGCAGAAGACCTCTACCATGAGATGGTTAGTTCTGGTGTCGCTAAAGAATGTGCTAGGTCGGTCCTGCCGTTAAACGCGCCAACGCGCCTTTACATGAACGG